CGCGTGATTGCGTGTCACAAGTTAGGTTCTAATGGCCCTAGTGAGTCCTGTCAACAGGCTGCCGCGAAAAAAGATGCGCGGCAGCCTGCGACAGGTTGTCAGCTAGTCGGCGCCTATGCGCCGCGCGCGCCATTGCCGCGCGTCATGGAGTCCGTTCTCGATCACGAACCGCGTTGCGTGACCATGCGTCGGCGAACGCCAGTATTCGGTATATCCGGCTTCGCCTGGGTTGCCGAAGCTCGAAGACCAAACGGCGTTTTCTGGAATCGAGGCGCGGGCTTCATCGTAGGTCATTTGAGCATCCGTCGTTCTGTGAAGATTGATCAGGGAACCGCGTTACATGAGCGGTGGCAGAATGGCAGGCGCGCCATAAACGAGCGGCGCCCAAAGCGCGAGCATCAGCCCCGCAATGGGCCACGCGACCCAGCGCTGGTGGCGCTCGCCCAGGCCTTGCACGATTAGCAAGCCTGAGACGAAGGGCGCGAGGACAAGCGCCATGAGATAGCCGAAGAGCGCCACGTTCTCAGGGGTCAGGGTCACGGCGTCACCAGCCTTTCACGGCGTCAGGGTTCGCCGCATTCGTGGCGTCAGCCCAGGCCTTAAGCGCGTCAGCCGCGCCTAGGTAATCCCGCGCCTTGAATTTGCGGCCGGTTATGTCGGCCGCGGCTTTCATCATCGCGCTAGGCGTGTAGGCGCGATTCATCCGCAACCCGGTCTTCGCGTAGGTTCGAAGCGCGCTCGCGATGACGGTAGCGCGATAGATGCTGACGCCTGCGGCGCCGTCGAAAGACATACCCATATTCGTTGATCCTTGTTCGGTGAAGGTTGTTAGTCGGGGGAGCCGCAGGCTTCTAGGAAAACGCTGATATCGCAGGTCGCGGCGCGCGCCTGGGCAGCCTTTAGGCAATCGCCGCGCCACGTCATCCAAGCGTCGCGGCCGGGTTCACCCTTCAAGGCCTTGCCTGGGTTCGCGGCTTTGAGAGCGGCGGCAGCTTGGCGGTCTTCGCGTGTCATTGTTCGATGATCCCTGGTCTAGAAGCGATAGGCGCGGCAGAGCGCGCCAGCGTTGGAATGATGGGCGAGCATCGCCCGATAGAAGGCATGGCGCGCGTCGCGCTGGGCGCGATCAAAGCGCGCCCTGGGTTTCAGCTTGCGCGAAGCGGCGAAGATGACGGCGCGCGGCGTCGCGCTGACCCTGACGCGCAAGCGCGTATAGGTGCCGTAATAGGGAACATGGGTATCCGACATTTGAGCATCCGTCGTTAGGTGAGAGGCGCGGCCGAAGCCGCGCCAAGGGGTCACATATTCAGTTCGCTGATCCGTTCGGCGTCCGAACGTTGCGCGGCGCGCTGGGTCACGTCACGCGCGAGCTTTTGCGCGTCGCAGTCTTCGCAGCGCTCGATTTCGCCCATGTCAACGTCAGCCCAAAGGCGAATCAGATACCAGTGTTCAACTTCGCCTTGGCGGCCATGACCCGTCATCGCGTCGAAGATTTCGGCCGCGCGCACGTTCGGCTTATCGCCGCGGCGCAGAACGATGATCCGCGACCCATTGGCGACAGGCGCCCAAAGGAAAGCGGCGTCAGGCGCGGCGTCAGCGATTAGGCGCGCATCGTGGCGCAGGTCGCCGTGATAGGCCTTGACGATGGGGTGCGCGATTTCGAGCATTTGCGCGATGACTTGGGCGGTTTTCATGGTCTGAGCATCCGTTCTAGGGGTGACGTTAGTTAGGTTCTAGTGGCCCTAGCGCGCCATGTCAACGCGCTAGGGTGCGACAGAAAGGCCTAGTCCGCGGCGTCGTAGGCTTCGAGCGCTTCGCGGTCAGAGTCGTCCGCGTCGTCAGACGATGCGCGCTCTTCGAGATATTCGCGCTCAGTCAACCCGTAGAAGGTCAGAACGTGCGCGCCGTGATGAATGTAGAAGGTGAAGCTCGAAGCGCTACCAGCGCGAACGATTGCCGACCAGAGGCGCCGGATATTGACTTCGGCGAACGCCGATTTCGGGAATTCGAGCCATTCGAGTTCATAGCGAATCGCTTCGGCGAGCGCGCGCCGAGTCGTGAATTCCTGGGCGCCGCCTTGGGAGTCGTCAAGGTAGCAGCCCGACAGGCCGAACCCGGTTTTGTAGAAAGCGCGTGTCATGGTTAGAGCATCCGTTTGCTTGCTAGTGACTAATGACCCTTCTAATGGCCCATGCTGCCCAGGTAAACCCAGAATCGACAGGCTGCGACATTCTGTCAGCGCTGCCCAGGGAAAGCGCGACAGGCTGCCGCAGGTCACGCAATAGCGGATTGACCGACTCGCCTAGGGTCATTAGAGGTATGTTTAGTCACTCAAACAGAACGGATGCTCTCAGATGAAAACCGCTACCGTGTATCGCCTCACCGCTCGCGATGTCGCCAATTTCGGCGCCCGCGCCTGGGTCATGCATTTCACGAATGAGTCGGATGCTCAGATTGAAGCCTATTGCCTGACGCTGGCGAATGGCGACGCGCAAACCTGCCGCGGCGGCGTTCGCGTCGAAATCGTCAACGCCTAGCATCGGCCGCGGCGCGCCTGGGCTTCGCCTGGGCGCGTTCGCAGGTCTGCCGCAGGTCTGACGCGCTGCCGCGCCTGGGAAGGCTGCCGCGCGCGTTCGGCCGTGCGTCTGCGCCTGCTACTGCCACGCGTTAGCAATCGCGAGCGCGCGCCTGGGCGCAGCCTGGGCAAGCTCTGCCGTTCGCGCCTGGGCAGCGTCGCAGCCTGGGCAGAACTTAGGCGTTGCGACCCTGGGTCAGAACCTAGGCGAATCCGCGCCTTTGGCCCAGGTTGTGACCCTCCGCAGGCTGACCCCAGCTTGTGACCCAGGCACGCGATACGCCTGGGCTGCGCCCTCGACAGGCGCGACGCGTTGCGCCTAGGCTGGGCTGCGACAGGTCGCCGCGTGGCGCGCTGACCCCTTGCCTTTTGCCCAGCCGTGGGCGCCCCCCTGCCACCGTTTTTGCGGGGGAGTCCCGGAAAAGTATCGGAGAGCCCATGACCTCACGGCCGACCCACAGACGAACCGCTCAAACCGCCGAACCCCGGCGATCCCTGAAACCGCTCGGCGCGCTCGACCGGGCGATCTATCAGGCGAGCCTCGCCGTGCGCTGGCGCATCGTAGCCGAGAACGCGCCGCCTGGGTCAACGACCAGCCGCCGCGCACATGACGAATGGCAAAAGGCCAGCGAACGCGCGTTCAATAACTTCATGATTGTGCGGAAGGCGCTCGGCTACGATCCCGAGGCCGATGAACCGGAACCTGCGCGCCATTGGGACAAGAGCGCGATGGAGGATTGAATGCCGCCGCTCGATATCGACCTCGACCACGACGGCAAGCTCGCCGTCGCCACCATTCGCGAAGTGCTGGTGCTTTTCATGCGGCAGGGTCACGACGGGTCTGACGCGCTCGACGTGCTGGGCGTGGTGGCGGACTGGTTCATCCGCGACACCGCGCCCGACGATCAGCAGAAAATGGTTCGGCAAGCGCTACTCGGCCGGATTGCCAGCAAGCTTGGATTCATCGTGCCGAAGGATACCCAGCACTAGGATTTTTTGCGTCCGCCCCCAACTTTTTTCCCGCCATACCCCGACATAACCCGCCTAGCACCTGGCGTAACCCGACAGGGAAGAGCTGGAATTCCCGACTACTCCCGACTAAGAGTAATCGCATTGCGTTCTTTTGGTTGCTCTTGACATTTCCATCCAACGGATACACGCGTCGGTGGCGTGTCCGGCCGCTGAACGGACGGCCGCGCCGGGCGCCGCGTGGTTATCCTTGGTGAAACCTGTCGGACCCTTCAATCAGATTGAGTGTTTCTCTGGTTAAGCTTCCCCCAAGGGGTTGAAGACCTGCCGAGGCCTTGACGGGGTTACCCAACGGCCTTCGGTTCGCCTGCGCCCCAACGAGGGAAGGCGCGCGCAATGACTTCCAAGCAGTCCCCCCCGGAAGCTCACGAGTCCGGGCGTGCGCCGACCTCCGGTCGAGAGCCCCCCGCATTCCAGACCTCGAAGGGGCATTCGGGCGGCAAGGCTCCCGACTTGTCGCCCGAACAACTTGTGCAGCTTCAGGCCGTCGATTTCGAGATTCCCGATTACCGCAGCCTGTCGAACGGCGAGCGCGGCGGGCTCGGGATGGAAGCGTTGGAAGGCTACGCTTATGGCGAGCGGACCCGCTTCGACAGTCAGGGGCGGCGCTGGGAATTCCGGCGCGAGCCGAAAGACGATCAGTTCTGGTTGACGATCACCGTTTCGGTTGGCGGGCTGGTGCTGGCGCACGGCGCGCTGACCCTGGATCGGGTCGCCGGGAAAGAGGGTGAAGAGCAACTTCTCGCCCTGGTCGAACAGTTGGTTGAAGACGCCGAGGTCACCGGCAAGGTCGCCCGCGCGCAGCAGAAGGCCTTGCGCGAGACGGAGGCGGAAGAGGCCCGCGAGGCGCAGGCGCAAGTCGCCGCCGATCAGAAGGCGGGAACGGACGCGGCCTGATGGACGCCCGCGATCATTACCAGAAGGCGTGCGATATCGCGGACATGCTGCTGGCCCGCGGCTATCCGGTGAAGAACTACGAAGCCGTCGATGGGATGATTGTTATTCGCTTCCTTGGGCCGCGCGCCCAGGACGTTCATGCGGACGCCAGCGAAGCTAGCCTTGAGGGCTTTATCGCCGCCTACGACCGCACGCCGCCGCCGCTTGAGGCCCGCGGATGACCCAGGTTCAGAACGGCCACGACAAGGCCCGCGAGATTGCCGCCCAGCTATCCGGCCGCGGCTTGCCGGTGGTCGGCTATCACGACCTCGCCGGGAAGATCGGGATTTCGTTTCAGCTTCAGGATGACGCCGCGAAATACATGGTGCGGTGTTCCAAGGAAGAGGCGTGCGCCGACTGGTTTGAGCGCATGTACCGGGCCGTCGAATGACGGACACCTATAAGCCGCCGACCGGGCCGCAGTTAGACGACCAGACGACCCCGGCCGAAGCGGATACCGACGACGCGTTTGACGACGCGGCGTTGCTCTCGAAGTTCGACCGTTGGGACACGTTGCTTCAGGCGAAGTGGTCGAAATGGGTTGAAGAGGCGAAACAGGCCTACGACTTCGCGGCCGGTCACCAGTGGAGCCAGACCGACCGCGCGGCGATGGAAGAGAACCAGAAGATTCCGGTGGTCTTCAACATCACCGCGCCGACCCTCGACGCGGTTCAGGGCGCCGAAATCCAGAACCGCCAGCAGGTCCAGTATTATCCGCGCGAGGTTGGCGACCAAGGCGTGTCCGACGCGCTGACCCAGGGCGCGCAGTACCTTAGCGACCAATGCAACGGCGATCAGGAAGACAGTGAGGCCTTTTACGATTGTCTGGTGTGCGGCGTCGGGTGGACGGTTTCGCAGCCGGAAGTGGATGGCGACGACTTGATGCTGCGGAAAGAGCGGGTGGACCCGCTCGAAATGCGCGCCGACGCGTCGAGCCGCAAGCCGAACTTCGAAGACGCCCGCTACCTCAAGCGCGAATGGCCGATGAGCCGCGACGACTTCGAGGAATACGCCGAAGAGCTTGGGCGGCCGGACGCCAACCCGGACGGCACGCTCGGGACCGACAGCGGCAAGCGGTTGACGATTGTAAATTCGCAGACCCGCTACACGTCCGGCATGATCGGAACGTCGGCCGGGGCCGATGAGGTCTTGGTCTGCGAATGGCAGTGGTACGACAAAGAGCCGGTGTTCCTGGCGCCGATGCCGCACCCGACGCAGCCCGGCGTGATCAAGCTCGCCAAGCTGACGCCGGACCAGCACGACCAGCTTCAGGAGATTCAGCCGGGTACGCCGTCAACCCGCTCGACGCAGAAAGTCTACTACCGGGCGATTGTCGCGGATTCGCAAATCCTCTTCAAAGAGACGCTTCAGGAGGGGTGCTTCCGCTATCAGGCGGTGACCGGAAAGCGCGACCGTAACGCCGGGACGTGGTTCGGGCTGGTGCGGGCGATGATTGACCCGCAGAAGTTCACCAATAAGCTCTACAGCGAAATCCTGCATATCGTGCGGACCAACGCCAACGGCGGCCTCATGATGGAAGAGGACGCGGTTGCAGATATCCGCAAGTTCGAAGCCACCTGGGCTGCGGCCGACAAGATAACCTGGGTCAAGCCGGGCAGCTTGTCGAACGCCCAGGGGCCGAAGGTCAGTCCGAAGACCCCGCCGCCGATCAACCCGTCACTGTTTCAGATGATGGAATTCGCGAAGGACATGGTGCGCGCCTGTACCGGCGTGAACGAAGAGATTTTGGGCATGGCCGGGCGCGAGCAACCCGGCGTTTTGGAGGCCCAGCGCAAACAGGCCGCCTACGGGATTTTGTCGGCGTTCTTCGACTCCAAGCGGCGCTATCAGCGCGACCAAGGCAAGCTTCAGTTGGCGCAGATGCGGATTTTCCTACCCGACGACAAGCTTGTGCGGATTGTCGATAAGGGGACCGCGCAGTACGTCACGCTCGCCAAGACGCTCGAAGCGCAAGAGTACGATATCGTTGTTGATGAGGCCCCGGCCGGGCCGAACCAAAAAGCGAAGGTCATGGCGACGCTCGGGCCGCTGCTGCCCGAAATGTTCCAAAGCGGCATTATCGGCCCCGAACAAATTGCCGACATGCTGCAATACATGGACCTGCCCGCGGCGGTGGCGCTGGAATTGGGCAACTCGATCCGCCAGCGGTCGCAGGGCCAGCAGCAGGCCGGGCAGCAGCAACAGCAGGTCGAGCAACAGGGTCAGCTTCTTGGGTTCAAGGCCGATCTCGCGAACAAGAACGCCGACACGCAAGCCAAGCTCGCCAAGGCCGAAAAAGACCGCGCGGCGGCGCAGAACGAAGGCGGGCGGCTCAAAGTCGAGGCCTTCCGCGCCGCGACCGAAGCTGGGAACGCGCTTTCGACCTCGAAACTCGGCCACGCCAAGGCGAAAAGTGACGCCCAGGCCGCCGCGAATTCACCCCCGCCGACCAACTGGCCGCGCTCGCGCCCGCCGCCGCGCGACCGTGCTGAAACCCCCGAACCGTCGCCAATTTCGCCGAACACCCGATGAGCGAAGCCACCATGATCCTCGACCGCGCCCGCGGCGCCTATGCGGCCGAAATCCGCATTGTCGAGCGCAAGCTTGAGAAGGCCGAAGAGGGCTCGGAAGAGTGGCGCGCGCTTCACCAGCGCGGCGATGAACTCAAGAGCCGCGTCGGCCAGATTGTCGCGGCGCTCAAGCTGCTGAAGGGCAAATGAAGCGTTGCGATTTCCCGCCGCCGTTCGCCGGGTGCCTGACCTGCGGCGCCGAATTAGGCGAGCCCTGCCGCCGACCATTTTCCTCGCTTGGGGCCAAGCGAAAAAACCGCGCTTACGAGAAGGGTCGCGCCATTTGGCGGCGTGATCACCCGCTCGGGCCGGTGGCAGTTTTGGAGAAGCCCCGATGAGTGAAACCCACGTTGAAACGCCCGTCGAAACCCCTGAATCCCAGGAGACGGAAGTTGAGCAACCGCAGGTCGAAACGCCAGAAGGCGAAGAGGATGACGGCGGCGAAGATAGCGAGGAAGGCGAGCGTCGCGTTGCGAAGGTTGATTGGGAAAAACAGGCCCATGACAAGGCCGGGCTCGCCGCGAAAGAGCGTTCCCGTCGCCGTTCGGTAGAACGTCAGAATGCGGAGCTTATGGGCCGCCTTGAGGCCCTTGAACAACGCGGCAAGGCGTCCGGCGACGACGTAGCCGAATTGGTTGCGGCGCTGCGCGACGACGACGACGAACCGATTACCGACCTCAACCAAATCAAGCGGGTTCTCAAGACCTTCATCGCCCGGCAGGCCGAGGAGGAGAAGGCCGAGGGTGAGCGGCAGACCTATATCAAACAGACCCGCACGATTTCAGACGGCATGAGCGCGTTCGAAGCCGACTTCGCCGACGAACACGCCGACTATTTTCAGGCTGCGTCGTTCTATCGGCAGACGCGGGCGACGGAGCTTGAAGACCTGGGTTACGTCGGCGCGCGGCTGAATCAGAAGTTGGCGGAAGAGCTTTACGGGCTCACCGCCGAAGTCATGCGCGCCGGGCGTGATCCGGCCGAAGTCGTCTACGGGCTCGCCAAGCGCCGCGGCTTCGCGTCCGGTAAGGACGCCGCCAACGCCAAGCTCAAGAAGCTTCAGACGGCCGGGGCCAGCGCCGGGACGCCGAACGGCAAGGGGACCGATAACGGCCTGTCCTGGGCGGCGGTCGCCAAGCTGAAGGGTGCGGCGCGGGATGCGGCATTTTCGAAGCTGCGGGCGCGGGAGCTTGGAAAGGCCTGAGTCGGCCGCTATATCCGGCGCGGCGTGGGGTTAGATTTGAGCATCCGGCCTCGCGCGTGCCTGTCGGCCGTTCCCTAGGACGGTCGGCAGGCGTCATCGCGACGGTATGACATGGCCGACCAGCCCTGCGGCGCCTGCGAAAGCCTGGGTCGCGCGATCCCGACCCAGGAGTCGCGGAAGCTCGGATATTGCCGCACCTTCTGTAACTGGCGGTTCTTTGATGAGACGGTAGACGGCTGCCCGTCGTTCATGCCGCTTGACGCTCCCGCCCAACGCCCTCACCGCGCAAAGAACGGCCCTGCTGAGCCGACCTGAATCAGCAATCGCCTGACCTCCGGTAAGGGTCTGCGGCCCCGGCCGCCCCGGCAGCTTCCACGGCAGCGAAGCGGAACCCCGTTGATCGTGGAACCGCACAATGGCCGAAACCGCCTATGGCGTGAACGCACCAGAAGCCAAGAAACTCTGGTCTTCACAACTCGCCCGCGAAGCTCTCAAGGCGACGTGGATTCAACGCTTCATCGGGGATAGCTCCGACGACGTTCTTCAGGTCTACGACGACACGAAGAAAGATGCTGGCGACCGCGTTCGGGTCACGCTGCGGATGCAGTTGACCGGCGACGGCGTGTCCGGTGACGGGACGCTCGAAGGGAACGAAGAATCCCTCGCGACCTACACCGATGACCTGTTCATCGACCAGCTTCGCCATGCGGTGAAGTCGGCCGGGAAGATGACGGAACAACGCATCCCCTGGTCGATTCGAGAGGAAGCCCTTTTGGGCCTCAAGGATTGGTGGGCGGGGCGGATGGACACCGCCTTTTTCAACCAGCTTTGCGGCTACACCGTCGTCAACGACCCGCGCTATACCGGCATGAACCCGGTGATTACGCCGGACGCCGCGCATATCACCCGCCCGAACGCCAAGGCCTCTGATGAGACGTTGGCCGCGGGCGACGAAATGACCCTGGCGCTGATTGACGCCCTGGTCGCCAAGGCGAAGCTCATGACGCCGGTTATCCGGCCGATCAAGGTCGGCGGCGACGACCGCTACGTCATGGTCATCCACACGAACCAAGTGACCCAGCTTCGCTCTTCGGCGGGCTCTGGAAGTTGGTTAGACATACAAAAAGCGGCCATGACGGGCGACGGGTCGAAAGACAACCCGATCATGACCGGCGCGCTCGGCATGTATAACGGCGTTGTCCTGCATGAATCGACGCGCATCACGGCCGGGGTTAACTCCGCGACCGGCGCGACCGTGGCGACTGCACGTCGCGCGGTGCTGATGGGCGCCCAGGCGGGCTTTATCGGGTTCGGCAAAGGTCAGTCGTTCAACAATTTCGACTGGAATGAAGAACTCTTTGACTATGGCAATAAACTTGGCGTCGAGGCCGGGCTTATTCATGGTCTGAAGAAGGCCCGGTTCAATAACGCCGACTTCGGGACTATCGTTCTTCCGACCTTTACGACGTAAGGGGGCTGGCGATGCCTCTGGGTCGTAAGACACACCTTCAAGCGCTTCACGAAATCAGCGTGCAAGTCACGCCTGCGTCGGGCGCTGGCGGTTTGATCGGAGTCGTCCCGGCCGGGTCGATTCTCGGCAACATCCATTCGGTTGTCTCGACGGCGTTCAACTCGACCACAAACACCCTCGGCGTCGGGACACTGCCGCCACCGGGCGGCGCGAACATGCAAGGCGGGATTGACGGCAAGACGGTTGGCCGGTCGGACAACCTCATGCCTGCCGGAACCTGCGGGCCGATGGCGGCCGACACGCCGATCTATTGGACGGCTAGTTTCACTGGCGGCGCCCCTACGGCGGGCGTGTGGACGGTCTGGATCGACTACCTGCCCGGCCCTGGATAACGGAGAACACCGATGGCGGCGCCCGGTCGCAAAACCCACTACCAAGTCGTTCACGAGATTTCGCAGCAGTTCGGGTTCGGACAGGTCGCCGGGGTCATTGGCGTGCTGCCCGCTGGCGCGATTCTGAACATGGTTCATCTGCTGCCGTCGCAGGCCTGGAATTCGACCACGAACACGCTTGCGGTGGGGACTACGCCGGGTGGCGCGCAAATCCTGGCGGCGACCGACCTCAAGACGGTGGCGCGCACGGATGCGGTGGTTCCGGTCGCGGCGATGGGGCCGCTCGGCGTCGATACGCCGATCTACGCGACAATCGCCTCGACCGGCGCTGCGCCGACCGCGGGCGTGGCGACCGTTTGGCTCGATTACCTGCCTGGGCCGGGGTAGGCGCGCAGTGTCCGTATGGCGAACCTGGGTGACCTGAAACAGAGGATTATCAGCGAGACGTTGCGTGACGACCTCGCTGATACCTTAGCTTCACAATTTCAAGGCCTTATCGCCCGCAGTATAGACCAGTACGAGAGCGAAGGCTGGTGGTTTAACGAAAAGCGGCTGGTGACGCAGTGTGTGCCGATGCAGGAGTTTGTGCTTTGGCCGACCGGAACCCCGGCCGAAGCGATCCGCCTCGACGGGCTCTATCTTGAGCAAAACAGCGGCAACAGCCGGTGGCCGATCACGCCGCGGTCGGTCGCCGAATTCGAAGCGCTCGCGCAGCCGAGTACGACGGGTCAGCCGACCGACTATCTGGTGGCGAACGACCGGATTCGGCTCTTCCCGATCCCCAACCAAGCCTATCAGCTTGCTTGGGATTTGATTGTCGCGGTGACGCCGGTTCTGGTGGCCGACACCGACGCAAATTTTTGGACGAACCAAGGGCAAGACTTGATTGTCGCCCAGGTCAAGATTCGGCTCTATCGCGACTTCCTGTCAGCGACGATTACCGATCCGCGGCTGGTGAACGCGATGGCTGCGGAACGCGACTATTATTCGAACCTGCGTTCGGATAGCTCGCGCCGCGTGGCGACCGGGAGGCTGCAACCCGGATGGTAGCGCTCGCCCGCAGAATTCCGTCGCCGCCGCTGCTAGAGCCGACTGCGCCGCCGTGGGCGATCCGGTTCGCGGCGCGTTTGCCGGAATTCTACAAGCTGCGTCATCCCCAGGCGCCTAGCGAGCTTTTCATCTGCGCGCCCGCAGACCTGCCGCCCCCGGCTAACTGGCGGGGGGCTTTGGCGTTCACGGATGACGGCAAGGTCAACGTCTCGACCGGGGCGCTCTGGAAAGACGTGGGGAGCGGCGCGGCCGGGCCAGCAGGTCCGACAGGTCCGGTCGGTGCGACGGGTCCGGCCGGACCAACGGGTCCGCCCGGTGCGGATAGCACGGTTCCGGGTCCGACAGGTCCGGCCGGGCCAACGGGTCCGGCAAGTACGGTTCCTGGGCCAGCGGGTCCGACCGGGCCGACTGGCGCAACGGGCGCGGCGAGTACGGTTCCTGGCCCTGCGGGTCCGACCGGCGCAACGGGCGCGACGGGTCCGGCCGGTCCAACCGGGGCGACAGGCCCAACCGGCGCGACAGGTCCGCAAGGCATACCCGGAACCGGCTCGGGCGACATGCTCAAGGCGAACAACCTGTCAGACGTGGCGAACGTCGCCGCATCGCGGGCGAACCTCGGCACCGTCGCCAAGGCGGGCGACACCTTCACCGGCAGCGTTGTGGTGTCGGGCGCGGCGCTTTATTCGGACGCTGGATTGTTCACCGGGCCAGCCTGGATCATTCAGACCTACCACGACGCCCCGAACCATAGGGGCTTACACTTTTGGGATAGCGGTGCGGCGCAAGCGGCTTGGATTTACGACTACAGCAGCGGTGATTTGCAGTGGTATCGGGCAGGCCGCGGCGTTCAGCTATCCATGAAGGCCAACGGCGATTTGTGGCTC